AAGTCTTGAAACTTGTAAACTGCAACCACAGGCATCTCTTGTGCAGGTGGTAAGTTAAGTAATTCTAAGTATGAAGGAAGTCTTATGACTTCTGCCTCATCTACGCAAATATAAGGCATCGCTCTTTCAAAAGTTCTTCCTAATGCCTGTGCGTAGTTTACTAAGTCATGAGGATATTCTTCACCCCATGTCTTAGGATTACAATCTTGTGGTTCGCTAGAGAATCTAGGGACTGATGCACAGCCTGATAGTAAGATTGTAAGTGCGAGTAAGTATTTAACCATCGGGGTCCTGACCATAATTACCAGTTCCGATTGGTATCTCGATAACTGTTTCTGTTCCATCAGAACCAACAATTGTCATTCTGATAAACTCTGAACCATCTTCATTCGTTATAACTTCGTATGTGACTGTATTGCCTTCTAATACGAATGAACCGAATCTTACTGCGTTATCGTTTGAGAACATAGATTCTACAAGTTGCTTTGCCATTTGGGCATAGATTCTTGATTCTAAGTTCCTAATAAATTTTGCCAAGGTTGAGTTGTCTGCCTCTCTCTCAGCCGATTTTCTAGCTGCTTCCAACGCTTCTTCGATTGCCTTTTTTCTTGAATGTTCTTGGTTTTCTATGGTCAAGTAATGGGCACCTGTTCCCTTTCCAGAGAAACTAGGATTTTTGAATTCATGAACTATTGGTGTTGCACCTAGAGATGCACTTAGTAGTAAACTAATTAGTATTGCTATCTTCACTTTTTCTTCTCCTTTAAAACTTGTGCCTCTCGATATTCTAAAACAGTATTCAACTTCTCTTGTAATCTTATCTGGTCTTGGTCCAACATTCTCATTTGGTCGATAAGTTTGATTAGAGTTGTCTGTTGTTTATCAATCATAGGCTCTAGTTCTTCTGTCACAAATTTCCAGACAAAGTAGATAAAGTAACCCATTGCAAGTGCCATGATGATAGGGAAACCAAATTGGTTTACCATATCTGCAATAGCGCTGAGATAATCTATTTCTAAATCTAATACTTCGTTAATCTCTTCTTGCATCAATACTTCCATCTTCTACGAAATTTTCAGCACGAGCAACTCTCTCTAAGTCTGGTTTTAACTCCAGTGCTTGAGATATTAACAAGTCAATCTTGATGATATCGTTGTTCATGACTCTCGCTCTGTCTTCTAACATACCAATAATACCTGTGAGTGATTGGATATTACCAAGAACTCCTTCAAGGATATACTTCAATGTGAGAAAGATAAAGAACGCCATGACTAGAGAACCAAATATTGGTGCTCCTACATCTGCTAAAAAATCTGTCCAGTTCATAATATCTACAAACTATTTATGATAATTGATTCGTTGGAAACAAAAAAAAGGGACCTAAAAGGTCCCTTTTAAAAAGTCTAAAAAAACTTTATCTTAATTGCGAGTGTATTTCGTTTATCACTTGAGCTTTTGTGCCTGATTTTTTAACTTTCAGACTTCTTTTCTCTGCAAAATCAAACAATTGAACTTTTGTCAAAGTTTTTAGTTCGGCTTTACTAGTGATGCCGTTGTTGTTCGCATCTGCAACAACTTCTGGTGCCGGTGCCGGCGAAGGAGTTGTTGTTGATGTTGAACTGCTACCATTGTCTTTTACAAAGGCAAAGTAGATTACAACTACTAACACTGCTATTGCAATAACATATTCCATAATAAACTCCTATTAATTATCATGAACTACTAGTATACTACTAATTCAATGATGCGTAAAGGGGGTTTTTGGAATTATTTGTCCTTTGCTTTTCCAACATTCAATGCGAACCAATCAAGGATTTTGTAAGCCTTTTTAACTAGTCCATCATCGACTGGAGTTGGTGTAAGAGCTGCAATCAATGATGCACCTGCTACTAGCCATGGAATCAATTGAATCCATCCGACTAACCATGTAAGAAATTCTAACATAATTTTCTCCTGTAATGAATGTAATTAATATTACAAGAGGTATTTATGAAATATTGTTGCCGATTGAGTATTTTTGTGTAAGTTTCCACTCGTTTTTCTCTTTATAAGGTATAACCTTTATCTGAGAGAGTGGTGCTCTAGGGTCTAATATCTGTTGAGGATTCAACACTTTGACTAGATTCCATTGTCTTAATAAGTCTACAATGGTGTTTCTTCTACCCATATCTGACTCATCAAAGTTGGTTTGTTTACCATCGAGTTTGAATAACTCTTTGAAATGAACGATGTAGTATTTGCCTTTTTTGTGGAGAATATGGCATGATTGAAACAACTCTTTTTCCTTTCTAGATGCCACACCTATACGAGATAAGGTTTCTCTTATCTTTAAGAAATCATCTTTTTCTGGAAATGTTATTTCTACTAGGTCTTGTATTAAGTCTGTTTCATCCATTATTCTTTCCACCAAGTTTCATACTTTCTTTCAACTCACGATACTGTTTTTCATTCAAAAGTTCTAGATATTCTTTGGCGACTTTACTAGATACACCAAAGTAGTTCTTCACTGTATCGAGTTTCTTACTTTCGTAAGGTTTATGCCATTTCGAAAATCTTTGTCTTTTTCTTAAAGTATTTATGAAAAACAAGTATTGAAGACGGTTATCCGTGCTGTGACGAACATTCATCTCGTTAGTTAAGTAAATAGTATCTTGGTGGTAAGATAAAGATTTATTTACAAGGAATGGTTGATATGATTTTTCTGCGACCTCATCAACCATGAGGTCTTTTTTGTCGTAAGAGACCGACTTTACGAAATCGAATGGATTTCTTTTAGACATTAATTATGTTTGAGATAAGAATCAACTAGTGCTTTACCAGTCAATGCTTTACCAAATATATAAGTTCCTTGACCATCTTCTTTAGATAGTGTTCTTCGAACTGTGCCATTATTAAATTCTACATCTAAAACGGTCTTACCGTTTTCTGTATCTTGTGGTCTATCATCATACCACATTGAACTCAAAGAATGTGCATGTATAGTTTTAACATTCTTTGACCACTCTTCAGCGGCAAGTTTATTTCTTTGATATTCAACCCTTTCGTTATATTGTGTCATCATTTTGTCTCCTTGAATTCACATTCTCTCATTATCTCAGTAAGACAAGCAACAAAGTTTATCTCTGAGTCCATACTAAAAGCAGACTTGTATTGATAGTCTGCAATAATCAATACACATGCTGGTATAGAACTCTTCACTAATCTAGTTTCAAGAGTATCGAATACCTTTCTATATAGAGTATTGAAATCATTATCAGAATTTTGACCGACCCATTTTCTCATAGCAGACCAGTTCTTGTCTGCCATCATGTCAATCAGTGGTGTAAGTTTTTCTTCTGATAATGTCGCTAGTAGGCCACTATCTATTACACCTGATGCACCATATCTTTGAACTTCATTGATACATCTTCTGAAATCTGGAAAGAACTTCATGATGAGTTCTACTAATACTTTCTCATTGAAAGTTATGCCTTCATTTGAACATATAGATTTTAATCTATCTAGTCCTTCAACTGCAAGTTTTTGTTTCTCACTGTTAGGCATAGTGAAATCTATAACAGTGCATCTACTATGAAGTGGTGCAATGATACGATTCTTGTAATTACATGTAAAGATGAATCTACAGTTTGATGAGAACTCTTCTATAAAGTTTCTCAATGCAGGTTGCACTGACTCAGCAGATATGTAATCTGCCTCATCTAGAATTACAACTTTAGGACCACCAGATAGTGATACTGTAGATGCAAAGTTTTTGATTTTTGTTCTCAAAGTATCGATAAGACGACCCTCATCAGAACCATTGATTATGATATAGTCTGCACCAAGTTCATTACACATCGCCTTAGCGATAGTAGTTTTACCTGTGCCTGCTGTGCCACATAATAATAGATTAGGTATCTCTTTGTTCTGAACGAACTCTTTGAACGATTTCTTGACCCCTTTGGGTAGTATAGTCTCATCAATTGTTTGTGGTCTATACTTTTCTACAAATAAAAATTCTTGTCTCATAATTAAAAGGAACAAACCCCTCCGAATGTTCGTGCATCTGACCAATGATGAGTTTCAGATACTCCCATGAAAGTAGCGGAGACTGGCACTATTTCACACATAATTATATATATTAAGCGTTGTAAGAACTATCAGGTTCTAGTGCAATAAAGTATTCTAAGTCTATATCTTTATTCTTGAAATTAGATATGCCTTTAGAAGATACTGCAACTGTATAGTTGCCGTCTAATACTTTCAAATTCTCTATTTTAAAGTTCATTGTAAATGATGAACCATTGCCCTCACCGACAGTTCTAGAGAATGTATTCGAAGTTGCGTTCTTTTTATCTGTGACTTGGAACTCAATCTTTGTGCCATCAGAAGTCAGAACTAAATCATTTACGCCAAGAACACTAGCAGCTTTCTGCAATTCGTTCAATAGTGTAGATGATAAGTCAATTGATATCTCTGCATCTGGCATTGTTATCATCTTCTCTGGTGACATCACCATACCTTCTGATGCATAGAAATATGTTAATGAAGTATCTGAATCTGCAATACTCAATGACGCTTCATTGAAGTTGTAGTCTGGATTCTCCATAAGACTTGTTGCACCTAGAAATTCTACTAGGTTGTATATACTAAACTCTTGATTGAATGTTTCTGGAACATTTGCAACAGCAAGTATGTTTTTCATATTAGATATCGTTTTTAATTGATTGCCTGAATCAACTTTGATACCTGAATTTATTGTAGCGAAGTTCTTCAAAATCGCCTTAGTTTCATTTGAGATTTTCATTTAGTCTCCTTAAATAAATCGTGATTATGTAAAGCGAAGAAACCATAATGGATAATCTTCAACAGGTCGGCCCGATTATAACCGTCCTTCTTTCCGTATCTTTGGGCATATTTCATAATATTCCCAATACAAAAACCTTCACCATGCCCACTATCAATAATGAACTCGGTGGATTGATATTTGTCTTTTGAGTAATGTTTAGCGTATGTCTTATCAACATACGAAGCAAACTCCTTGAGGAGTTTGTCTTCGTTGTATTTGTAATCAATCTTACTCATCGTATTCATTATACTCTGAGTTGTCTGATTCTTCAAGGGGGTTTTCAGAATCAGTTTCTAAATGAACACCCTCATCGACTTTAGTGTAAAGGTCAAGAACAGCGTTTCTAGTATCTTCATCGAATCTAGAGATACACATTGTTATTGACTTCAACTTGTCATTGAACATTCTGTAGGCATTGACAATGTGAACAAGTCTTCTAGTAGTAATGACATCATCGATGGCACCCTCGTAGTAAGTCTTTCTGATTATGTCAGCCCAATCGACTAGTTTCTTACAGAAATCTTCATCGACATCACCACTCAATGCCATTTCTTTTTTAAGAATGTTTCTCTCAGTAGTCACTGGAGGATATTCTTGTTGCATTGTGATAGCGAATCTTTCTAACATCGCCTCGTTCATGATTTGAGTCCCTATGAACTTGCCATCTTCTGAACCTTGACCTTTTGTATTCGCAGTCGCAACGATTGTAAACCCTGGTGTCGGTGTCACCCACTCACCAGTCTTCTTGATAAGGTAACCTTTACCTTCAAGAACTGATTGTAAACACATTAGTTTGTTAGACCCTAAGTCTACTTCATCAAGAAGTAAGACAGCGCCTTTTCTCATCGCCTTGATAACAGGACCTTCTCTGAAAGTAATGTTACCATTCATTAGAGTGTGACCACCCATTAAATCATCTTCATCAGTCTCGATGGTGATGTTGACTCTGAAAAGTTCTCTCTTCAATTGAGCACAAGTTTGTTCAATCATAAGAGTCTTACCATTTCCTGAAAGACCTGTCACAAAAACAGGGAAGAAAATTTTAGACTTGATTATGTTCTTGACATCTTTGAAGTGCCCAAAAGGAACATAGTTTGACATCTTCTCTGGAATGATTTTCACATTATCATCGATGATGTTGACTTTCTCAGTTTGAGCTGCAACTGGCATCTGACTTGTTTGAACAACAGGTTGAGGTGCAACACTCACTGGTGCAGGTTGAGGAACAGCAACAGTAGTGCCGTTGTTATCAACTGCAAGTATCGGTGAAAGATTGAAAACAGAACCATTCTTGAAATTGTATCTGTTTGATTTCAACCAATACGGAAAATGCCCTAACGAATCAAACTGTTCTTTGGTGAACTGTAGTTGATTAGGGTATTTTGATTTAAGAGCTTGAATAAACTCTTTTCTATCAGGCGTCATATGGAAATTTTTGCCGTCCACATTGACAGATTCGGCAGGGTTATAAGTCCACTTACTCATATAGTCTCCTTTTTTATTAGTAAATTTCTCATCAGTTATTATGGTACTAAAAAGTGATGGTCATTGTCAACCACCTATTCTATCTCCTTTAATAATCTCTTCATATCAATATCAATAGATGTCTTCTTACCTTTTCTCATCGTCCAGTAAGAATCATTATTGACCCAATATCTAAATGCTTTACATTCAACCTTTTCTGTAGAACATTCAGATTGTCTATCACAATCAAACTTTACACATGGTCCTTTACCGACCTGTTGTATAGCATCTTGAAACTTGTCTATGTTTAGTGTGTCTATTCTTTGCATTATGCAATCTCCTTTATGAATTCATTTGTTAAGAATCTCGAAGTTGTTTTGCCTTTCTGATTTCTTTTGAAGGCGGCGGTCACTCTGTTTTTGTTTGCACCAATGAACTCTTCGCCAAGTTCATCATCGCCTGTAGTTGATAAGTTTGAAGCGGCAGTG